CTCGGCATCGTATAACATAAACGTTATGTATTAAATGTCTTATTGTTAATATATGTAGAGTAACTGCTAATAGTCACTAACAGTTTTGTTTCAAGTTGTGCAATGCGGCTAATGTTATCTTGACCGTTATAAATAATTGCTATAACAGAATCATTTAATTCTTTAATCCATTCCTCTTTAAGTTTTGAAGCCACATTAACGTTTTTGATTTCATAAGCAGAAAGAACAGAATATAGTTTGTAATATTCGTTAGTTATTAATTTCCTAATGTTGTCAAGAACATAATCTTTGTTAGTTTCAATATTATTATGAATAATTATTGATTGACATTCTTGATTAATTCTACTCTTGAATGCCATAAAAGCAATGTCAATTACATTCTTGCACTTACTAATTTCTTTTCTTTCAGACTCTTGAAATACCTTATCTAATACGCTATTAAGTTTTACTATGTTTGCATTACTTTCTTTAATAGCTGCAGCCATTTCTATTAATGGTTTATTTTTATCTTTAGACTTAAAATAATCAATAAATTTAATTATCAAAGTATAAACAACAAAAACGCAGCTTGAAATAACTACAGAAGTATAGGAACTATTTCGTATAGATTCTTGAACAATAATATCGATAGTCTTGAAATCTTCCATAGTTACGGTTAAAGGTACTAGCAAAATTAATCACTAGTACCTATTAAACTTAAGAACCTGAACCTGCACCAGCAGTTGCGGCAGTAGTAGCTTCATCAGGAGTTTTGATGTCAATAGTAACACCAGCAGGAACTGCAATGTGAAGCATTTGATAAAGAGGTTCATCAATACGATGATCATGCTTAGGATTATAATAACGAAGATTCCAGATAGTATATTGTACATCTTCAACGTCGTTAGCATAATCTTTATACAACTCTTTACCCATTTGCTCGGTATAATTAATACCACGGTCACTAATACACTTCTGAGCAAGAGCTTGAACGTATGCCTTATCAGCAACACCAAGCTTAGCAGCAGTTACAGTAACTGCAATATTGGAAGTAGTATTATCTGCAGCCTCACTGAAGAACTTAACAGCATAATCGAGACCGGTATCTGCGGTACAGGTAATAACAGCACCACTAACTGTAGCAGTAATACCACTAGTCTGACTAAACTTATTGATATTCTTAGCAAGTTGAGCAGCTACAAGAGCAGCTGTATTTGCGGTTGCGGTCTTACGAGCAGAAGTAGTCCATACATCACGCTGATTAAATACTGCGCCTTTCTTTGTGAAAAGAACTACGTAATCAGTATTATCAGCAGGAGTAGGAACTGTAAACACTGCGCTGAAAGGAACAGCAGCAGAATACAAAGTCTTTGTAATTTCAAGATTTTTCTTCCAAACTACATCTTGACCTGTAGGAGGAAGATTATCACCATTGTATGTATAAATGGAATAATAATCTCCATTATCAATAATGGCGATATTACCTTTTGCTCTTTGAGCGGTATTGGCGGCGGCTGCACTAAGTACAGTAGCACCACTCTTAACCAAAAGAAGTTGTTTCATTGTTTATATAAAATTAATCGTTATCATTTCTTTGTTGATTTCTAAATCTCTCTTGCTGTGCTCTTTGTTGCTTAGCTTGTTCAGTAGCAATATTACCACGAATAGAATCGTTGAAAAGTTCTACAGCATGTTTGACGATATTAACATGATGCTGTTCAGGCATATCGGTTTCTTCGTTATCAGTACCTTGGTCAATGTTATACTTAATTCTTTTAGGAATAGCAATATAAGACATTCTAAGTTTGTAAGGAAGAAGATTATTATCTAAAATATATTCTTCGTAAGTATCACCAGCTGCAGTAACACTTTTCTTTTTCATTTCTCCTAAATACAAATCATAAGTATCGTTATTATAAACTGTAATTACAGGAGTACGAAGTCTTGCTTTAAGAATATAATCTTGCTGAGTTTCAGCTAAAAAAGCATCGTCAATAAGTCTTACAGGAAAATAATTGCTAATAAATTTAGAATAAGTTTCTACTTGGTCAGATTCGCCAGAACGAATTTCATATCCAGAAATACCACCATCTGTTACCTTGATACTTGTTCCATTATTATTAAAATAATTTATAGCAAAATCTACAAGAAATCTATATTTAGGAAATATCTTGCCGTCAAAATTTTCAGCAGAATTATTAGACCTAAATAATCCTATTTGATAATAAGGAGTTTTAAATTCAAAAGATTTACCAAGAGATATATACTTCGTACCACTTTCGCCTTCAGTTTCTCTTTGATATTCACCACAAACAGGAATTTCAATTACTTTATAGATACCTTTAAGAGCATTAAGCTGAGAAATTTTAGAATTATCAGTAACAACTCGGTCGTTAGTAATACCGACATTGGTTCTGATTATTTCATCAAGAATATCGTCCTGACTTGTGTTCAGCAACAGGTCAATCTGTTCGGGAAGAATAGCACGAACATTTTGCATACCCATTTGTTGAGCAAATTGTCGGAACATTATGTGCATGTCGGTTGTATTCATACCAAGTTAAATTTAATAAGATGTAACTTTAAGTTTATTTTCGTACATTTGTCTAGTCGCTTTATTTTCGGGATTATTGAAGAAAGCAACAGCATCTTGCATATTCTTTCCAATAAATTGACCATCATTTGTACTAATTTGCTGATTGTGTTCTAATCTAGTAAGTTCGCCACGAGCAATCAGACGTTCAATGAAAGCAATCGTCAAAAGATTAATATCAGTAACCATAGCGTTAAACGTTGTCGGGTCTTCGTTAGCAAATACATCAATAATAGTTTCACGCTCTGTTTCGTCTTTTGCCATGTATTCTGCAATGTTAAGATTAAACTTAGCACAATAACGAACAAACAAAGCATTGAACTTTTCTGCATTACCACAAAGTTCAACATAATTACGTTTAGCAGCTTTACTTTCTTTAAGACGCTTAACTTGCTGAGCTTTTTCACGAGTTTCATCAACAAGATAGAAACGAGCTGAACGACTCATATCAGCAAGACGCTTATCTTTAACAACATCATTGTACAAAAGTACATGACGATAAAGAATGTAATCACTAATATCTACCGGACGACCAACTTTATAAAGTTCGCTTTCAATACGATTGATTGCTTCAATTCTAGCAGCAATAGCATTCTTGAGTTTCTCAATAGGACCTTTGTCTGCTTGTTCAAAAGCTCTATCAATCGTATCCATCTTACTTTGAAATTCTTCATAATCTTTACGATGGTCGAAAGCAAAACTATTATTGAAAGTAACCTTTTCGTTAACAGGTACACGAATGTTACAAAGATAGTCTTTTACACGAGTTACGAACTCAGGATTATTAGCTGAAAGACCAATTAGCTCTGGAAAATAAGCTTCAACTTCGCCTTTATTACTAGAAAGAATTTTGCAAGAATTAATAGAAGAACCAATATTTGCGGTAGGTCTTCCAAGAACACTAATGTTCAATTTACGATATGCAGAAAAGTTATTTTCAAGAACTTTAACTGTAACCGAACGATTAAAAACATAAGGTTCATTCAATTCTTTATCGCGTTCACTTTTAGCTGTTTCAGCTACATTTGACGTTGGAGTAGCACCACCAATGGGTTTTAATGTACTAATATCAGACATAATCTATTTAATTATTAGTCGAGAACACACTTGAGCAGGAACATTCTCTTATTATTATTAACTTGAAGACCAGCCGATGTCTTAATCTCATAACGAGAAGCATCAACTTCCTGAGAAAGAATATTCTGAGGAACAGCACCCCATGCAGCAGGTACAGGAGTAAGACCTTTGATGACACCAGACTGATAAATAACATTCTTACGGCGAACTTTACGAACATTACGTTCACCACCATACATTGACATATCTACCATAATGGCTTGGTGAGAAGGCATAGGAAGACCTGTACGAGGATGAACAAATCCGTTCATCTTAGCAGTCTCAGCAATAGTACCATTATCAAGCATATTAAGATGCTTCAAAGTAATAATATGTCCATCAGGAGTTTCCCAACGCTTAAAATACTTACCATAAGAAAGACCACCTTGGAAATCAGTAATCTCCTTAAAGCCAAGTGCGTCAGTATAACCACTAGCTTTTGCGTCCTCACGAATAGCACGGTCAAAATCCTGTGCAAAACCTTTACCGCAGAAGAGTGTAACTTCCATTGAACCGGTATCGGTATCTTTCGAAAGAACATCTACAACAGTACGATTAATCTTGTTCAACGTGAGTTTCTCACCATAAGTATCATAGTTAGACTCACGAGCAATCTCAAACATACCACTCGTAGAATAAATGGGCTTACCATTATCAATGTCGAAGAAATGAATCTCACCATCACTTTCGCGATTATATTCGGCAATCCACAAACGCTCCTCTTCCATGATTCGCATCTGAATGTCAAATTGACGCATCTCTTCATTAATCCAAAGATTGGTAGTTCCATTATTCTTTGTCTTAAACTCGTAAGTAACTACTCGATTAGAAATATCACCAGCAATTTCTTTAGAATAGCGATGATACTCAAGTTGAGAAGTCATCTTACCAGGTCCCATAACATTGGAACGATTGCCCTTAGAATACGATTCAGTAATCGTAGGAGCAGTCATACTCCAATACATACCAGGAGTCAAAAGAGCAGGGTCGATATAAGCATTGGGGTCGGTATTCGTAAGTTTAAGCAAATACTTAAAACCATGAGCACTTTCACCAAGGTCTTTCATAACACGAACTTGAGTTACACCATCAGGTGCGATAAGTCCATATTGCTCAATAATCCAATGAGTTTCAAACTCAACCTCAATAAGAGCACCGCCACGACCAGGAGTTTCATTGGCTGTATTAAAATAAGCAACTTTGTCATTAAACTTGGAACGACCCATAGTCTTCCAAGTCCATTGATTAGTACTAATATCCTTAGTACCAATACTGCCTTGACCTTCAGTCATAAACGTGAGAGGGAATCTATCATCATCAGTACCATAAGTATAAGTAAGAATACTGTTGATTTCCTCGGGACGTTCAAGCATAAGATTGGCAATAGATTCCTCATTAGAATAACCACGGTCATCGTAGTTACCACGAGAAACTTCTCTCAATTTGTACATAATTCAACTTTAATTTTTAAATTAACATTTTAAGATAACAAAATGTCGCTTATATTAACTTTGTTTCCGCTAGGTTTATGAATCTTTACTGTACCAGAAGTTTTAGCTTGCTTTGCAACAAGTTTAAGACGCTTAACTTCATTCTCTTTAACTTTCATATTAACGAGTGCGTCATAATCACTTCCTGTAAACATTCTCCAAGCATCAAGAAGTTCACGACTAATTTGCTGTTCTTGAGTCATGTTAGCAAGGTCTCTCTGATAAGCTGTAAGACCAGTTTGTTTATCAGTTTTGTTAACATAATCAAAGAAATCTTTTGGGGTCAAATTAATTTTCTGACCATTACGCTCAACAGTAAAAGCATCAGGAATCCTATAGCCACCAATGACTTTGCTATCAATAGCTTTGTACACATCGTTCCAATAGGCATTCAATTCAGCTTCTTGTTCTTTACGAGCTTGTTCTGCTTGTTTGGTAAGGTTTTCTTTATATGCTCTATCCTGTTCTTGAACAGCAAGCAAATCTTCTTTTGCGGTATCAGCAAGAGCTCCAGAATCTTCAAGGTATTTAATGTATTTTTCAACATCACCTCGTTTACCAAATTCAGCCCATGCTACGCGAATAATAGCTTTATGCTGTTCAGCATTATCAGGATTAAATTCAATTCCAGTTCTATCAGGCATTTCACCAAATCCACGATAATCACCATTATTGACGGTAACATAATCTACAAAATTTTTAACAATAGGATTATTCTGGAAAAAAGTGTTAAGAGCTATTGTTTCTGCTTCTCTACGGGTGAGCTCCATAACTTCTTTAACATAACTTGCTCTACCAGCCTCATCATCAGTAAATTCTACTGCGTTACCCTTATCGTCTTTAACATCAACTCCAAGGGCTTGCTGAAGAGCAGCAAGATTAAATTCTGTAGGAGCATCATTAGCGTTTGAAAAACTATCAAGAAAAGCCTTAACATCTTTAGCCTCTTTAAAAACATTACCGTCCTTATCTACAAGATTTCCGTTTTTTACGGTATAAATTGTGCCATCCTCAAGTTCAACTTCTTGTCCTTCCTCTAATCCAGACTCATTGTTGTTTTCATTTTGATTAGCACCATCGTTGTTATTGTTATTATTATTGTTGTTATTGTTGTTGTCATTATTGTTATTGTTGTTATTATCGTCAGTTTTTTCGTTAATATCAACAACATCTCCATGACTACCGTCCAATGATGTTTTATCATCGTCATTTTTATTAGTTTCTTGATTCGTAACTACGTTATTATCATCAAGAACAATATCGTCAAATTTTGCCATAGTTTTAATTTTATTATTAAAT